TCAATAACAACACAACTGCAGCAGCACCTGGTGGCGGTCAACCTGGTGGTATCATACCATTGAAGCCAAGTGTGCGTCCAGAAGCAAGTTCATTGACTCGCTATCTGGATCGTGTTAGTGCTTATTGATCCTCGTCTGTAAATTCAATCTCTTCGATAAGGATGCCTTGATCACGGGCATCCTCACGCATCTTCTTCATGAACCATTCTAACCTTTCCATGCACTGATTAGCGCCTGGCATTTCATCATCCTTGTAGGCTCCGCGATGCGCAGCCAGATTGATGAGCATGTAGGCGATAGCAATGTCATTGGGAGTTAGTTTTTTGTTCATGTTAGTCCTCATTGGCCAGACGACTGAAATAGCTAAGGCTATCACCATCGTCGTCAAAATTCATTTCACGCTTAGGAGCAGGTGCTGCTGGTTTAGCAGTCTGACGAACCTTGGGCGTGTCTGGCTCAAAGGGAGGATCATCCTCATCCAAGGCAGTCTCTTCGGCACGAACTGCAACCTGACCCTGAACGTTCAGGACCATGTCTAGCTTGCGCTTGAGATCGTCATAGCTCTTGAAATGGCGTGGATTCAGGAAGTCCTGCAGGCTGTGCTGGCTACCCCAGATTTTTTCAATCTTGGCGTCATCACTGGCAACTGCACTGGGGCGATCAAATTCTGATCTGTCATAGTTGCGATAACCTGCAACATTGGTGATCTTGAGTTTGAAGTTTGCGCCTTCCCAGAAGTCGAAAGGATTGATAGGATCTTCGTCCTCAAACTGAGGTTCGGTTACGTCCTTGATCTTGTCCCAGATCTTTTTGCCGAACTTGAACAAGAATACCTTGCCTTCGTTCTCTGGACGGTTCTTATCGCTTACAACCAGAATATTTACAATGTACTCTAGCTTGCGCTTCTGTGCGCGAGCGATTTCTTTGTTGGCATCAGTACCACTGTTCCAGAGTTGCTGGTTCAGTTCGCCAACGGGATCGTTCTGACCCAGAGTGGTAAGGCTGTTTTCAATATACCATTTACCAGTGGGTCCTTTGAAGGCATGTTTCCAGACACGAACGAATGGAAATTCTTCGCCTTGTGGTGGAGGAAGGAATCTGATTACTGCGTAGCCGTTACCAGCTTTGTCTACTTCGGGAGTCCAGAAGCGGTCGTCGTCTTTTCTTTCGCCGCCCTGTGGTTGACTGATTCGCTCTACTTCTTTGACTAATTGGCTAAAACCTCCGCGAGCGTTGCGTAGTTCAGCTAGACTTTTGAATGCCATGGTATTTCTCCGTATTTGAAAGTATTAGATTTGTATTAGCGTCGTTTGTTATGCGTATCATAATAAAGATTTGCATCAAACTCATCATCTACATCTACCTCACCACTTTTATATGATGAAGCCAGATTATATATAAGCTTCTTATGTTTGTCAATGCGCGAACCCATGCCTTTCTGGACTTTATGTAATTTAGGTTCACGGTCAAAATTTGCATTACGTGTCTTGTTCATAACTGTAATTCAGTTTTCCTCCTCATTGGAAATAGTCAGATAAGGCCACTGACTGACTCTTTTGGTAAGATCCTGTTGATTTTTTGCGCATTTGATTAGATACTTTTGCGTCTCTCTGATGGTCATCATCAGAGCCATGAGCTGTTCCTGCTGATCGCTTACTCGATACTGTAGGTCCGCCACTGTTTCCTCCAGTGCTCGTATCTTCTCGCTCTTGGAATCTAAATCGTGTTCTAAAAATTTCGTTGTAGCGTTCATGTTTGATCTTTAGAAATGGTTCATATTTTAGTATGAGCCTCCTTGTGTCAGGCCAGATAAGTGTGTCTGCAATACCAAGATTTGTAATGCTATGTTTGGTTATCTTGTTCAGTATTGTCAGTGTTTCCAGACTAACATGACCTCCCAGATAGGATCTTAGTATATATGGATGATTGGGCCCAGAAAACTCAATAATGTCGGTCCATTCGGAACTGTGCTCTGCCAGAGAATCACATTCATTGGTGAACAGGTAACCCAGTCTTTCCTGCTTGCCCAACCAATCCAGGTACACAGCATTGGCGTTCTCATCAAACAATCCGCCCCAGCGATGTCCAGCTACAAAGTTGGACACCAAGAGATTTACAATTTCGGATTCCTTGTATTTGCGCGCCAGCTTTTCAATGGCATACAGGTCTTTTCGGGTTTCAAAAGTTCGACGACTACAACGTACTCGACCTTTGTGTTCGAACACATCATAATTATCGGTTGTGAAGTGAAGTTTGAGAGCCAGGTAGTATCGGTATACTTGAAATGAGTCCATTAGCAACTATGACAAATAACAAAAGGTTTGAGGATGTATAAAACTCCCGTCCAGAGCACGGTCAACAGTATGCAGTATAAGGCAAGCTGCCAGAGGGGTCGATTGTTATCGGGTATCATACGCTAAAACTGTTACCACAGCCGCAGGTGTTGGTCACATTGGGATTGCTAAAAACAAAATTTGCTGAATATAGATCTGATTTGTAGTCCAGGGTAGCTCCTTCAAGCATGCTTAGACTATGCGGATCAATAACCACAGTAGCACCTGTATCCGAAGTCAGGACCAGATCTTCGTCCTCGGCCAGGCTGAAAGTAAAACCATACTGAAAGCCACTGCACCCACCGCCCTGCACAAAGACACGCACAGGATCTGCGGTTGCTTGTTCATGCTGGATCTCTGAAATTTTCATCCAGGCGCGTTCGGTGATGTTCATAGAGGTAGCTTTCCTTTGCCTCCGCGTGGCTTGAGTAGGTTAGCTTCTTCGGCTTCAACACGAATCTTTTCTTTGAGACTGCTGCTAACCAGTTTAGATATACCTTCTAGGTCAATACCTGCTTCATTGCAATACTGAATCACACTTTCCATGTAACCAGCTTTGGTTTCAACTACTCGTGTTTCAATATAAAGACTGAAATCATTGGCAGTTCGAAACTGCTTGGTGATGATCAGTCCATCAGTTAGTTCATTATTTTCTATCATATAACCTCAGGTGTATCGGTAAGACTGTCTGGACCATAGGTTGCTCTAAACAGGGCTATGGCTTCACTTAGACTGTTGGCTGTAACAGTTTTGGTGACAGGAGTCATGTAATCGCGAAGCATAAAAATTCCCTGGTACTCACCACCAGGTGAATCAGGACCAGGCTCAAGCTGACTAGGGCTGTAGCCAGTACCCAGAATGACGTTTGGAGCTGGACCAGCGTTAGCGTTATAGGTGCGCTCGCCTGGGCCAGGTTTCCTTAGTACATTGACCGTGGTTTGTTTGCTATTGTTCAGACTAACCAGGTACTGAACATTTGCTCTGTAGGTTGCCATACTGTTATTTATCTATAGAAGATATGTTTACCAATCTTGGTTATACGTTCTTTCTTCCAACCAGGGTTTACATAATCTGCATGATAGTATAGAGCGTCTTTGAGCTCGGGTATTGCATGTTTGTTACTAAGAAACTTTCGGGCGATTTCCTGGCTTTCTCTATAGGCTAAGTCAGTGGGTTTGGGTTTACTGACATTCTGGCACTTCCAGCTGAACTGGCAGACCTGAACCTTTTTCTTCTTCTTTACAGTCTTTTGACTTACAACCTTGCAAATTGAATTTGGAAAATCACCAGAGGCTACACGATTCATGGTAACCTGGGCCACTGCTAGCTTGCCCTTCTTGGGTTCAATGCCAGCCTCATAGTAAATGTTATTGGCTAAACAGATCTGCTGTTTCTTGATCTCGGCCCTGACCTTGTTGGACTCAGGGTAGGTATACTGTAAATATGACTGCTTGTTTAGATATTTGCGAACTTTATCTTTGGTCCAGTCAAATGTTACTTCATAGATTATGTGACCAATAAAACTGGCCACAATGAGCATGAAAAATAATCGAACAAACGTTCCCATTCGAGAACTCCAAAATCATTATATATGGGGGCCGTCTGGATCAAATGGGTCAAGCATGGGCTTGACAAAATTTACCAGGGCCATTCTGTATTTACCAGCACTGGTTGGATCTGAAGCATATCGACGTAGTCTATCACTGACTGTAACCTCACGCGGCAAATCAAAAAAGATTGGTGTACAAACAATGACGTTGGCAATCAGTTCTACTAGGTCAAATAGTGCCACGGTTGGGTAAACCATGAGCTTGGCTTGCCAGGGTAACTGATCGATGTTTCTGGCTCGATCTATGTTCATCATGGCAACATACAGTATCCAAAGACACCAAAGTATGTAAATCATGGTAAGCACTGTACCTAAACTTATCCAACTGATCCAGCTAAGTATTTGCTCCATGATTGTCCTGATTATTTTAGGCTAGAATGATAAGCACGGGCAGGACGAAAGCCAGAAATCCTGGCAATAGCATTCCTTTATCCATGATAAACTCCTTTTCAAGGGTGGTGGGAATGTTTCTGTTGCCAAGTACATTCCCAAAACTCCTGCTTACCTTTTTTAGGCAGCTAGCGCGAAAACTTCTTCGTTTGCGGCTATTGGCTTGCTAGGATTACGTCCTTCGCCTATCGGGTTGTCCACTTACTTACTATTTGCCCCGTCGAAACCTGTACAGGCCCATCAAATAATCTCTCAGCCGACCTTTCGGTATTCTACGGAGAGAGACCATTTGGTGGACCTGGGCGGAATCGAACCGCCGTCCGCAGCACTGTTCTGCTTGCTTCATACAACCATACGTTTATTTATCTTTGTTGTCCAAGAGCATGATTAGTAACGCTGTTGGTAAAACACTCAGACACAGAAAAAAGAAGACCTTCCAGAGGAATTCCCAGATTATAACATCTTCCATGCTATCTCCTTAGCCAGAAAAAATATGCCCAGACAAAGAAAATGATGGCGCCAATCAAACCTAGATTGAATGCCAGCGGCTCTAAACCAAGAAAACCTTTGATTAGCTCTTTCATACTTCAATGATATAGGAAACCCTGTATCGAGTCAAGAACAGAATTATCTAACGGTTCTGTTGTTGAACTCATAGACGTCCCGATATTCCAGTAACGAGTCGGCCCAGAGATCGCGATGCTGCAAGAATACCTGAGGTTCCGAATCTTCGACTGCAATGATAATCAGAAGCCTCTGGGTTGGTAGCTTGTATCGTTCCTCAATCATGATAGCATAGGCAGCAGCCTGCATGAAATAATTGCTGATCTGATCTTCGCGTTTGTGACGACTACTGGTCTTGAAATCTATGATGTGTCTGTGACCCTTGTAGTCGGCAACACAGTCCACGGTTCCAGCCAGACGCAAAAAGTCGCTGTACAGATTGTATTCCAGCGCTCTGACGTTGCTGATGTCGTCCAGAATAGGCTGTATTCTGGTAAACATGTCCTTGTGTACAGGGTTGCTTAGGTCAGGTGTTTCATTGAGCAGATACTTCTCGCAATGCTTATGAAAGCGTGTTCCTCGATTGGCTGCGTATTTGCTGATTCGGTTAGCCGTTTCCTCGCCAACGCGTTTACGCCATTCCAGGATATGCTGCTTGTTGTGTTCACTCAGTACTGTGGTCACACTGGGGTACGAATGACCCCCAGGTGTAACATAGTTTCGCTTGCCAGTTTGTTCATTGGTTACGGACTTTAGTTTCTGCTCAGGTAACCAATCATGATCAAAATTCATTTTATGCTGTAAGTATTTCTATGAAATGGTGATAGTGTTTGATTCGATCGTCAAGGCCATTGGTGCCGCCATTGATTACACGAGTCATCTTTTCTAAATTTTCGTTATCGGCCCAGTAATTGATACCATTGGCAGTCCAGAACCAGCAAGCCGTATGAGTGGCATAGTATGGTTCAGATACCACCTCGGGCTTGGTTACCAGGGTGTGATCCTCAAACAGGTATTCGCTACATTTGGTGTAGTTAGATTTTCCTGTGAGCTGAATCAATCCACGTCCACGATAGGACCAGCCATCGCCACTGCTCTCTGGACCATTGCCCATGCGATTGGCATAGACACGGTTAGCAATCTTCTCAGGCTTTCTGGCATACTGATTGGCCAGCTCCTGACTGGGAAAATACTTACCAAAGACACGACGCAGACCGTCGGCGCTATAGTTTAGATTTTCTGAGAGTGCTGTAAAGCCACCGCTTTCATGTGCACACTGTGCCATGAAAGCCGCAACTCGGACTGGTGTGTTGATGTCGTATTGTGGCAATGCATCATTCAGACCCTCGAACCACTCCTCATGGTTCGAGACTCTGGGCAGCATATTCACAACATGACCAATATGAAAATTGAATTGAAATTCCATTTAGTTGCCGTACTGTTCTTCGTATTTCATCCTGGCTATGATGTACTCTTTGACAATGTCTGAGCGAACAATATCTTCGACACCGAACTCAATGATATCGAAGCTAGGCATGCTGTCTGCAATGACCATGAACTTCTTGAGTCCTGACATATCGTTGCGCTTGTACAAATCAGTTTGTCTAAAATCACCACAGAAGATGATCTTACTACGTTGACCAACTCTGGTGATAATACTATTCAGTTCCATGTCAGTCATATTCTGTGCCTCATCAACAATGACAATACTGTTGTCTAATGTGATGCCACGAACAAAACTGGTAATCATAAAACTAATAGCGCCCTGTTCCTGCAGACGCTGAAATGCGTCATGTCTTCCAAACAGGTCTGCGCATATCTCGGTATAAGGGAGTTGATATACTTCGGTCTTTTCCCTTTCGTCGCCCGGCAAATGGCCTATGTCTCTGCTGGGCACTGCGCTTCTTACTATTACTACCCGTTCGAAATGATTGCTCTTGTCTAAAGCCTCCTCTAGTGCTTTGTAAAGTGCTATGTAACTCTTACCCGTTCCAGCTACACCATGCAATAGCATGATTGTACTGTCTTCATACAGCTCGAAAAATCTCCTCTGATTGTCTGTCAATGGGTCGCGTACCTGCAAGTCGTCAATTCGAAGTCTCAGTTTGTTTGTAATAGTAACTGCTGCTCGTTGATTGACAGGTTTGACTTGTTGTTCTGCGTATGCTTTCTTAGCCATGTATTCCCCTGGGAGTCAGGAGGTATAGGTCCGATAGGCTAGGACGTACCCCCTATAGTTGAGTAGTTATTTTTCATGTTATTTCCTGCTTAGTTTGTCCTTGAGATTGGATTTGGGGTTTGCTGCTCCAATTCTACTTAGGACTTCTTTGAAGCCGCCGTCAACTGACCTTACGCCTAGGCGTACAGGATCTCCGGTTGCGACGGGTTGGGTGAAATGGTGTTCATAGTTCTGCGCCTGGCACTCAGGGCACGATTGATTGTCACGTTCACTAATTCGACAAAGTACATCAAACTCGTGCTCGCATTCATTGCATTTGAAACTATATGTAGGCATACTATAACTGTCCGTTGAAATTGATACGTATACAGTTATATATCAATTCCCAGAGTTTTGGCGAATCTGAAACTAGCCAGATTCTTGGCTTTGCTCTCGCACTGAATATCAAACTGTTCAGCAAAGGTGCTGGCCCAGAGATTCTTGGCTTCGTTCCAGTAAAAATTGCTATGAGCTCTGAGCTTACCCTTCTTATAGCCCTGCTCAAGCAGCAGTGTCATATTGGGCAGAATACAGTTCTTGTGGTCTGTAAGCACACTCTCAGGGCTCTGGCTGTAATGTATGACAGGACGAACACCGCGCCAGCTGTCTATGACTCGCTTGACTCGGTCGTCTCTGGCAGCAATGTACTCGCCTGTTCTGATCCAGTGATGATGTATGTCCAGCACCAGTGCACAATGATCAACAAGCTCTAGGCTCGAATCGAGACCCCACCGGGTTTCGTCGTTTTCGATTGTGATGGTGTTTCTTGCTTCTGTAGATAGTCTCGGAAGGATATGTTTGATACCTTCTGGACCG